CTTCCTTGAATCTGGCCATGAGAAGGTTGATAATTGGTACCGTGCATGCTGTGCCATGGCGTTGACCAAGGAAAATAATCGGGAGGTACGCCAAACACTCCTTGATTTGAAGGATCAAGGGCGACATTTGGATATGTCATTGAACGTGGAGAAACGGCGCCGTTTAGCCTTTATAATCAAAGACGGTCTTAAAATGCTAAAGGAGCGTATGGAAGAAGGCAGCCTCCAATTCATGGATTCAGGATCTGAACCATTTGCGCGTGCTCGCCCAGTTGTTATTCACTTTTGGGGTGCCTCTGGGGCCGGCAAATCAACTTTAACCAGTTTGTTTGCCGCGGAATTTTGTGTGCGCACAGTTAGCCCTTTTAGGTTTCATGAATTAAGGTCCCCAAAAGATTTGCGATTTTCAAAACCAAAATCTTCACAATATTGGGAAGGATATACAAATCAGCCTGTTATTGATTGGAGTGAATTTATGCAATCTCGCGACGCCCCAGGCGGTGACACATTGATGGAAGCACAAACATTCCTTGATTTGGTTTCAACTGAACCAATGGCAGCAGATCAAGCTGCCTTGGAGAAGAAAGGAAATGTTTATTTGAAACCAAAAATGGTTTTGTGCACCAGCAATATGAACCTTGTCACCTCCGACGCGATAAAAGATATCAATGCGCTTCGCAGGAGAATTGACTTCAATGTCCATGTCACTGTGAAACCCGAGTATGGGGTTTACAACGCGAAAGAGAAGAGGTGGTATATTGACCGTGAAAAGAGTACCGGTATAAATATGAACATTTACAAATTCCAGTTGACCAATTCCTCTAGTGGGGAGTTCGCTAATACCACGACATGGGATGAATTGATGGAGGCTGTTACCGCTCGTTATTGGACCTATGTAGAAGACCAGTTTCAAACGTCTGATTTGGTCTCACAGCGAATGCGAGGACTGATGAAGGACAAGCGTTGTCAAGCCCATGGCAAGGATCCCCTGTCTGAACTTGAAAAGAAATATCATCCGAACGCGATGGTTTCCGTGCAGAAATATTTGCGTGAACACAACCTACTATCTGCTACTGAAGTGTTTATGAAACATCTTGTCCCATACAAGGAGGGTGAGACTTTGGAAGAGTTTTATGATAAGCAGGACCATGATATTTTCCGGAATTTTGCTGAGCAGACACCAGAAATTGTGAAAGCGAAAATTGCGAAAATGCGCTCAGATATAGACATGGAAATGATGGAGATAGCTCAGGAGGTAGAACCAGACAATCGCACCAAATATACATGGTTTGGATTTGCGGGTGTGGTTCTTGCAGCATTGGGTGCATTCTTT